TTTGTCGCAACCGGGTATGTGCCGAGCCGGGTGGGGCTGGATATACATATTATCTGTGTGGGAGATGTGTGGTTTTCTTGGTATCTCTGTTTGTGATGGTTGTTGGCGTGGGTGTGTTATGTCCCCCATCAGGGTGCCGCTGTTCCTGATTCCCGCTCGTTGTCGTGGAGCTTCACGTTTGTTGCTGTGTTTTTCGCCGTCGCCGGTTCGTGCTTCTCTCGTCTTCCTGCCTTAGCGAGAGTTCCTATGGGATCGTCGTTTACGCATGAGAGATCGACCACGTTCCCGTGGGTTTCGTCCCGCACCTTGCAAGGGGTGTACGACCGAGGACTGCGTGGTCCGTGGGTTAGAGTGTATCACTGCACTCGGGGCATGGGTGTGCGTATGAGTAACCTTTGCTATCTTTGTTTGTGATATGTCCGGTGCCCTCACATCTGTTGCAGTGATGGGTGGGTTGGTCGTATGGTCTGGCTGGTTCTGGGCTGGTTGGGGTGATGTCGTTTTCGTATGAGCCTGCGTTGAGCCAGGAGGCCGGGTAGGGGATGTATTGGTGTTCTGCTGATAGGGGTGTTTCTGGTGTGTTGAGTTGTTTGCGTGTGGCTTTGATGATGTCGTTTGGGTCGATGTTTTTGGTGTGCCGTTTCCATGCTTTGTGAGCTTGTTGTTTGTTGACCTTCTTCGGGTAGATCTGCCACCATTCTTCAAACTGGTTGTTTGGCTCTGGTTCTCTGGCTTTGGTTTCTTCGTCACTGACGGGAGGGGGTGTACTCGCCAGCGGGATGGGGGTATAGTCACGAGCGGGAGGGGTGCTGTGGATAACGTACCTGTTTGACAGGAGTTGCTGTGGATTATCGGGGTTGCGTCGGTGATGCACAGTGATAAACCCGTGTTCGACAAGTTGTTGTATTGCTCGGTCTACTGAGCTGGGGCTGGTGTGTGCGAGGTTTGCGATGCGTGCCCGTCCGGGGTGACATCTTCCTGTTTGGTCGGCGTGTCTGCGTAGCACTCCGTAGATGCGTACGGCGATGTGGCTGATGTCTGCGTACAGGACTTTCTCTGGGATGATCGCAAAGTAGTCGTCTGCTGTGATTTCGTATTTCATGTTGTGTCCGTTTCTAACCGTCCCTCACGGTTGTTCTTACTTTAGCATCTTGTGATATCATTTTGACAACTCAAAGGTTTTGTCCGATTTCCCTTTGGGTGGTATTGCACGGGTTGAGTGGGTCGGAGAGACTCCCTCCCTTCGGCCTGCTCCCCGTGTATCATGTGTCCGATGTCAGGAACAGATCGTTCAGGAAGACGAAACGTACCCGCTGAAGACAAAGCCCGGTTCTGGCAGGCCCGTGCCGCAGGCATATCTATCAAGGAAGCTTGCAAGATTGCTGGTATCCATTACAACACTGGACAGAAGTGGGATGCGAACCGCCGCAAAATCGAAGCAGAACAGCAAGCGGCTGACTTCGCTGTCAAAAAAGCTGGTGCTAACTCTGGCCGGGAACGACGAGAACTACGAGCTGTCATCGACGAGGCCGGTGATTTACCACCAGTCATCCCGTACGAGCGTCTAAACGAACGAGCGAAACGTGGCTGGGACGACTTCGACTACTTCCGGCGCGTCTATCTGGGTCGTGTTCCGTCGCCGTGGCAGGTTGATGCCGCATACAAAATTGTGCAACACCTTGAATCAGAAGAAAAAGAGTTCCTTGTATTGAACTGTCCTCCGGGCGCAGGCAAATCTACCCTTTTTCACGACGTAGCAGTCTGGTGCATCGTAAGAAACCGTGCGATTCGAGTCCTTATCGGCTCGATCTCGCAAACCCTCGCCAAAATGTACTCCCGTCGTATCCGTGAAACCCTTGAACGCCCAACCGCATTGATTGTTGACCCCGAACAAGTAAAGAAGGGTTTGGCTGTGGACGCTGAAGGGTGTCTTGCACAGGACTATGGAAGGTTCAAACCTTTAGCTTCGGGTTCGTTGTGGCGCGCAGAAGAGTTCGTAGTTGAGCAGTACATACCTGGCGGCCTAGACAACAAAGAACCGACCGTTTCTGCGTACGGTATTGACTCGGAGTTCATTGGTCACCGTGCCGACCTATGTTTGTTTGACGATGTTGCGTCACCGGAAAACGCAAAAGAGTCCGTTGCCCGTGACCGGCTGTTAGAACGTTGGGATTCTATGGCTGAAGCTCGTTGCGACCCTGGCGGGCTAGTAAATGTAATCGGTCAAAGGCTGGGTCCGGGCGATCTGTACAAACACTGCCTCGATAAAGTGACGTACGACGACATTGAAGAAGATGATGACGGCGAAGACGCTACCGCTGAAGATGCGATGGTCGATCCAGTCAAAACACCGAAGTATCATCACCTGATTTACAAGGCATATTACGAAGAGCTTGATACTGGTAAACCGTCACGCCGCAAAGACTCACCCGCATGGCCGGACGGACCTCTACTCGACCCAATCCGTTTACCGTGGAAAGACCTGTCGTTTGTTAGATACAACCAGCCACAAAAGTTCCGGGTCGTCTACCAGCAAGAAGACATCGACCTGGACTATCAACTCGTAGAGCGACCACAAATTATTGGCGGTATCGCATCTGACGGAGTTGACTACCCCGGCTGTATCGATCGTGACCGTTTCCCAGGAAACATCACTCGTGGACTTAAACCACCGTGGGTATCAATCATCTCAGTTGACCCATCACCAGCAAACTTTTGGGGGGTAATTTGGACAATCCATCAACCCGATCTTGGTTTGTATCACGTTGTAGATATCGAACGCACCAAACTCACAGCAGAAGACCTGCTCGGTTACGATATGTCCACTGGCAGATATACCGGAATTCTTGACGAATGGCTTGACCGGGCAGAAGACATGGGTTACCCCGTGTCACACATCGTTGTCGAAATCAACGCTGCCCAACGATTCTTGTTGGCACACGATTTCGTGCGACGGTGGCAGGCGTTACGACAAGTCATGGTGATTCCGCACACCACCTCCCGTAACAAGATGGACGAAAACTTTGGGTTGGAAGCATTAATCCCGCCGGTCGTGCGGTCTGGTTCGCTTCGCTTGCCGTCTATGTCGAACAACTGGAAAACGTTGGCGTTAGTGCAAGAGTTAGAAACTTGGACTCGTGACAAAAAGAAGGGTACTGACTTGGCGATGGCGTTGTGGTTTATGTTGCTACACGCACCCAAGTTGACTGAACCAAAACTGCCTCCACGCATGTGGCGACCATCGTTTTTGGTTAATTCGTGATGGAGTGCGACAACTGTGGCAAACAGTTTGACCCGGTTGCAACACGATGGAGATGTCCACACTGCGGGTTAAAGCATCACTGTTGTGGATAATGGTATCCTTACGTCAGGAATGTCAACTATCTTGGAGTGCTCGTGAGGACTATCGAAGAAATTGTTGCGATGTACAATCATCGCCGTCGCATACTTGGCCCAGTCCACGACCAAATGTTGAAGGTGCGTGAGCTTGCAAAGGGCGATGTCATTGTACCGCTCAACGAGTTAGATCAGAACGCTAAAGCTTCTGTTGCTAACTTGCTGTCAGTGGGTTTGGACCAGATGTCGATGCGTGTTGCGTCCACGATGCCGCACCCGTACTTCCCTCCGATGAAGGAAGGTTCACAGCGTTCTAAAGAACTAGCTTCGCTGCGTCACAAAGCAATGTTGTCGATGTGGGACCACAACCGGATGAACATGAAACTCCGGCGACGCGCCCGCCATCTTCTCGGCTACTCGATGTCACCGATTGTGGTCAAGCCAGATTTCCGTCACAATACAGCGAAGTGGCATTTGCGTAACCCGCTTGACACTTACGCTGCACCAGGCGAAGACCCGGACAACCCTGTACCAGAAAACGTTATCTTCAGGTACAGCAAACCATACTCATGGCTTATCCAAAACTACGGTCCACAGGTCGATGGCCGACTTCGTGTTGGTCGTCCTGAACCAGACACACAGTTCACGTTGTTGGAGTATGTGTGCGATAACGAAATTGTTGTTGGTGTGTTGGGCGCAGAAGACGACCCGAACCTCAACTACATCGAGCGTGCAGGTATGGAGGTGCTCGAACTGGAGCGCATCCCAAACCGTGCAGGAGTCCCACTGGTCGTTATCCCTCAACGCATCACACTCGACACCCCACGAGGGCAGTTCGATGACATGCTCGGAATGTTCTACACCCGTGCTCGTCTGCAAGCGTTGACAGAAATTGCGATCGAGCGAGGCATCTTCCCAGACGAGTATCTGGTTGCACGCCCTGGAGAGAACCCAGAAATTATTGCGTTAGCTGACGGCAAGCGTGGCGAACTGGGAATTATCAAGGGTGGCGACCTACAGATCCAGCAGGTAAACCCCGGCTACAAAACTGACACAGCTCTTGACCGTATCGAACGGCAAGAACGTCTGGAAGGCGCAATCCCCGCAGAGTTCGGTGGAGAATCCGGCACCAACATTCGTACTGGTCGCCGTGGCGAAAACGTGCTGTCCGCAGTCGTAGACTATCGAGTACAGGAAGCACAAGACTTGTTCGCTTCGTCGTTGTTGGAAGAAGACAAGGTTGCTATCGCAATCGAAAAAGCGTACTTCGGTTCTCAACCCAAGTCGTTCTTCATGCCAGGACGAGCACAGTCCGGCAAAGTTGACTACACCCCCAACAAAATTTGGGAGACAGACTTCCACTACGTTTCATACTCGGCCAGCGGTTCAGACGTAAACAATCTCATTATTGGTTTGGGTCAGCGCATGGGCACCGGCATGATGTCAAAAGAATCTGCCCGTGAAGCCGACCCGCTAATTAGCGACCCAGAACTAGAGCATGACCGGATTACGTCTGAAGGTATTGAGGCGGCGTTGCTTGCATCAATCCAGCAACAAGCGGCTAATCCTGAAGGTCCGTATCAGCCTGCCGACCTTGCATCACTAACCAAAAAGGTGATGGTCGAAAAGAAGTCGTTGTTTGATGCTGTCAACGAGGTTGATGAAGAAGCTCGTGAACGTCAAGCAGAGGAAGTACCGGCTGGCGCACCTGAAGGTATGCCAGGTTTGGCTGCACCTGGTATGGGTGCGGAAGCACCAATGGCTCCACCGCCCGGACAGGGTGGCGGTATTGAAGCGTTGCTCGCACAACTCGGAGGCTAACCAATGTCAATGACTGGCGATTATCCAAATCGTTCCGATCTTCGTAACTCGGCTACGTCAACTGCACGTTTCACTGGACAAACTTACGGTGAGGCGTCAGCGCAAGAAGCATCTCAACAGGCTGTGAGGCCGGGGACTTCACCTGCAACTTTGCAGGGGCAAGAAGCCGCAGCGCAGGCTCCACAGCCGGGGGCAAGACCATTTAATCGTCCTACTGAACGACCGAATGAACCTTTGACTGCTGGAGCAAATTTTGGTCCCGGTCCATCAGCGATGGATCAGCGTGTCCGTGGACGAATGATTCCTTTTGATGACACAGTTGAAACTTTGGTTGCTTTGCACAATATGTTTCCGAATGACGGTCTGAAATCAATCATCGTTCAAATGATTGAACAGGGGCGATAATGGTTCGTCCTTTTTACACGCCAGATGAAGAACAACAGATGCTCACGGAAATGTCTGAAGTTGGAAATCGCAGAGCAAAAATCCGTTCGCAACTTTCAAATACTGACGGGCAAGCTCTTTCAGATCTAATTGCAGACATGAATCTGGCGTTCCCGAATGTGCAGGGCGACGTTCTTTTGGCCGCATCACAAGCAGTCACTTCAGGTGTAATGAGCGAACCTGAAGCATTTAATTTTGTTAGAGATTTTCAAAACACTGCACTAGAGAACGCTACTACGGCTGGTGTTGGCAGTGGTGGCGGTGGCGGGGGCACTCCTTCTGCTGGGCAAGAAGAACCGCCAGGGTGGTTCTCAAGAAATATTAAAGATCCGTTGTACAGCGCATTAAAATTTTCGGCACGATCAAACATCGCTGCTTTAAGTTTTGTGGAGCAACTTGGACAAGCCGCAATCACACGGACACCATACGAAATCGGTACGTTGCTAAATAGAACTGGTGACACAAACGTCCCGTTTTATAACATCAGCCCACGCGACGACGAAGAAGTGATTGCTTATCGTCCTACCGAATCATTTTATAATCCGAAAGCATTGTTGGAATCAACTGACATTTACCAACTGCTTTCAGGCAAAGACACTGGTCAAGGTTTTTTTGTTGGCGACGAAGCAAAAGCAGCTCAGGAAGCCGCATCTGTTCGTTATCGAGGTGGCCTTGAAATACCAAGCCCTCACACCCAAAGCGGTACTGATGTTGTTGGTATGACTGGTGGCAGGCTTGCTGGTTTGCAATTCGCAAACCCCGGTTCTGAAGCATTTAACAATGTTTCTGGTTTAGTTGACGCAGCATATGTTTTGACTGCCCCTACTGGCGTACCTACAGCAACAGCCGCCGCAAAACTCGGAACCGCAGCCGCATCCTCCGCGACAAAAGGTTCGTTGCGTACCTTGTATGGGCTGACCAACGGTTACACCCCGTTTGTTCGTCCTGAAAAAGTTGCTGCGTTTTTGTCAGGTGGTACAGGGCAACGACTGATACGAGAAGTTGCAGCTCTCGACAACGTTTCTGATGCGCGTCGTTTGTTGCCAAACGCTGAAGCTCGAACGTGGAATGACCTTGTTCAAACACAAAACGAAACAGAAGCGTTAAGCGTTTTGGAACGGGTGTTAGGCGCAGAACGTGGAGCCATGACCGCTTCAGAAATGAATTGGTCAAGCTGGAACAATGTGAAGGGAACGGTGCTCCGCAATCCAGTTTCCCGATATCTGGGGATTGAGCGCAAGTTGACTCGTGCGCCGTCAAGAAGCCTAGTCATTGGGTTTGCTACTGATAAAGAAATTACGGAAACAGTTAAGAGCGCAGAAGATTGGCTAAAGATTGTTTACAAATCTCCTGCTGAACGCAACCCTGTTTTGAACCGTTTGACAGCCGCTTTGCTTGAAAACAAAGGCGACATAAAAAATTCGATTAACGAGTTTAGATCTATTTTTGCTGACTCTCTTGAAAGATTTGGTATTCCACGCGAGGTTGCTGACGACATCTTTGAACGTGGCATTAAAGAGGGCGAAGAGATGAGCGTGTTTAACGCTCTTGATGACAGCGGGATTGGAGCGGTTTATGACACCGCTGCTAGAAAATTTGTTTTTGAGGACGAAAACGGCAATTTGGTTCAAGGTGCGTTCAGTGATCGATCGCGTCGGAGAGGTTGGATTGATTCTGAGCACGCTCGTTACAGAATTGAAATGCCAGATCCGAGAGCAGTGCAACGATTGACTAAACCAATGAACTGGTTTTTTAATCGTGCTGGAGTCAATAAAGCTGGCAAAGAAGTAGTTAACCCTCCCTTACCTAAGAATTTTTTGAACGAGGCCGGTAAGCCCCGTTTCCCTGTTGCCATCACAGATTATTTGCATAACAGAGTATTCAACCGTGCTGCGCTCGGGGCAGGTGGCTATGGATTCAGAATTGCTATTGAAGGCTTGTTTGCACAAAGTTTTGCTCCGGGTATTAGAACGGGAGTGTTCCACCCTATAGAACTTGCTTCCGCTTTGTTGTTCCGCAGAAAAAAACTTGGCAGATTTCGTGGTCCTATCGCCGGTAAATCGTGGGACGATTCTTTGGGAACGTTCAAAAACAAAGCAGACGCAGACAAAGTTTTAGATGAGTCAGCAAAAGACGCTGTTGAATTTGTTGAGGGTGGACTCACAACAGAGTTAAACGCTGGCGTTCTTGAAAAAGCAACTCATAACGCTGGCGCGTGGAGGCCAGCAACAAGAGGCGAAGAGTTTTACCTGCAAGGTGTCGCTGACAATGTTCATCTGCTAGCCAATGATCGCATCAGCCGTCTTATTGCTGAAGGCAAAACTCCGCAGGAAATTATTGATTTAGCACGACAAGGCGACAGAGAAATTTTATCTGCGCTCAAAGATTTTGAATTCCGTAAAGCAAACGAAGGTTTTGTTGATGCGACAGGCCAAACACGACAAGGTTCGTTCAAGATCTTTGACAAAAACGGAAACGTTATTCAAAGCAACGCCGTCGGGATTATTGAAACATACTTTATCCCACGTTTTAGGGCGTTCACAGTTGGCGATCAACGCCTTATCGACATCGTAAAAAACGGTTCTGACTTTGGAAAGTTTTTGCCAACGGGAGCCGCAGAAGAAGTAACTGCGTTTACCAAATTGCGTACTGGTTTGTTTGGTCCCGAAGTAACCGCAGATTACTCTGACGAATTTTACGATGTTCTTAAAGAAGTGTTAGATGCTAACCCTGATGCGTTCCCGTTGTGGGTGAAATCACGGAACAACAGGGCAACAAACGTTATAACGGGGGTGCCAGAGTCACAAAGAGCGGTGCTTCAAAGTTGGAACAACTTTATGCGTCGTTTGTTTTCCAACATTTTGACTCGCCCAGATAAAACGTTGAACCGTTCAGTTGTATGGCGCAAGTATTACCACGAAGGTATTGACCTTTTGTTGCCACAACTAGATGAAGGCGAAGCAGCAAAGATCGTCGCCAACCTGCAAGAAGCGGCGGCAAAAGAAGGATCAAAGTTCACAGACGCTTGGGCTGGTAGGTACATCGGTTCAAGAGAAGTTTGGGATCGCATTTCTTCTTACGCAAACGGCACACGTCCCGCTACTGGATCACGAACACTTGAAGAAGTAAATGCTATTGCTAGAGGTTTTGCAAGTGACCGTGCGATGGAAGTGTTGTACAACGCTACAGAAAAAAACAACCTGAACGTTGCCCTCAGTGTCCTTGACCCGTTTGTAAACGCCGCTAAGGACGGTATCACTCGTTGGCCTCGATTGTTGTTGTCACAACCAAACGAAACCAAACGGCTGTACAACTCGTTTGAAGGTTTAGCAAACGCCGACCCAGATCAAGATGGACGAGGATATTTCTATTTAGATCCCAATACCCAACAATGGTCGTACGCATACCCGACTGAACTTCTCAGTAACGAAATCGTTGGAGCAATTCTGTACGGTTCTTTCGGGACAATTTTCGGTGGAGCCGTAGCCGGTATTCCCGGTGCGATTGCTGGTGCGGGACTTGCTGGGTCACTCGGCTACTCAACTGGTCAAGCCGTAGAGGAAAGCGGTCTTGATCCCTATATGGTTGGTCAGCTACGAACAGCAAACGTCGCTTTATCTGCCATACCGTCAGGTGGGCCAGTCGTCAAATTTCCTCTAAACAGACTTTTGACTTGGGGTCCGACAAAAAGGCTCATTCCGGGGGCCGAAGAAATTTACGCTTTCCTGAACCCCTACGGAGAACAAAGCCCTGAAGCGATTGTGCTGCCCTCATGGGCACAAAAATTTGCTGACGTTATTACCAGCAACCCGAACACTCCTGCGCTCGTCGCTGACGCAAGAATCCAAGCCTGGTCTGCCCTGAAACTTACAGGGCGATATACGTCTAACGCCACGAATGACGATGCAAGAAAAGTAGAACAAGCACAAATGGACAGTGATCTGGAAGCAGATGCGGCACAAATCGCTGAAGCCCTTGTCATGTACCGTGCTTTAGGACAGTTCATTTTGCCGATGCGACCAAAAATCGAGTTGAAGATACCTACACAATTCGAGGGTCAAATAACTATTAACGATATTGAAACCATCATTGACGGCAACATTTCAGACGCTATTTTGGCTAGAGCGTTCGGCTTGTTAAATCAACAAGATCCAACCACTGCTGTGCCTAAGTTCCTAGAGTTCTTCGGAGATGACGCAATCAACTATATGGTTGGAAAAACCTACGCCAAAGTTGATGGCGTGCAGGCGACACAAGAGTTCGACAAATGGAGAAACGATAACCCGGATCTCGTCAAAGCCGTAGGAGATGTGTACCCGTATTTTGCTGGCCGACTCGGTACTGGCATAGATTTTAGTTTGTACGGATTCCAACTTTCTTCTGGTGAACGTGAACGCTGGGACGATCCCGGTGCTAGGCAACAATCAGCAGAGTATTATGTTGGTTCTCGACTGTACTCACTTATGCTTCAGTCAATGGATTACGACCCGAACCCGGCGCAAAGAGAACGGTTAGCTGAGTACAAGAAAGAACTTGAACAACTTTTCCCTGGCTACGGTTTCGCACCGTTCGATGTGAACAGGTTGCCTCGCAAAATTGCAGAGTTGGAAAAAGCGTCATTGTTGCCGGAAGCGTTAACAACGGAAGCGGGAACTGGTATGCGTAGTTACTTTGAGATGCGTAACCGTGTTTTAGAAGCCGCAGATGCAAGAGGTTCAGGGTTGGGTACCGCAGAAAATTCGGATTTGCGTGCCGTATTGTGGTTGCACGGTGTTGCTCTGACCCAGAAGTATCCGTCTTTTCTGATGGTTTGGGACGATGTATTATCTAGGGAGATCGACGGTTAAGGATCATTATGGCTTCACGAATTCCTAAACAAGTTATACCGGACAACACAGGGACGACGACCCCATCAACGACCGTTCCTGATACAACAAGTACAACAGTTGCGCCGACTACTACTACCACGACGACTCCCTCTGCTGTGAGTGGCACAGGCACTACGGGTTCTGATGCGATTACGGCTCAAACCAACGCAATCGCTGACGCTGTTATAGCGGGATTGCAAGGGGAAGATGAAGAAAACAAATTAAATGAACCACCGATGCGTGGATTCAACCAAATAACAACAAGCGTTCCCGGTATCAGTGGCAGATTAGCAGGTGCAGCAATGCCTCTGCCTTCCGGAGTACGAGCACCTGGTCTACCTGGTTACAACAGCCGAACAGATGAACCCGGCCTAATTGATTTGGACGGGACGTTCCTAACTGACGAAAATGGTCAACGCTACATCTACGACGCAGAAGTTGATGGATTCAATACCTACTACGAGTCAAGCGACTCTCAACGGGAACTGATTGCGGACGTATTACGCGATACCGGATGGACCATTGAAAGCATTGACGACTACATCAACGGCTACCAGTACCTATACGCGTATGCAAATGGCGCAGGCGTAAGTTTTAGACGTGCCGTGTTGGAGTATCGGGCTGACGCTCCCAAAAAGAAGCAAGGCAGGGGTCCGACCTATCGAGTTACCTCATCTGAAGATATTAAAGCCGTGGCAAAAACCGCTGCATACAAAATTCTTGGCCGTGGTTTTACCGAGGCTGAGGCAAACGATTTTGTCAAAGCGTATCAGCAGACACAAATCTCAGCACAACAACAAGCCGCTGCGTCTGGTGTTGCTGAAGCGGCACCCGATATCAGTGTTGCTGCCACATCGTTCGCTCAAAAAGCTGCACCTTCTGAGGCTATGGGTATCAAATTTGCGAACCATGTAGCAGGCTTCGCCAATGCGTTGGGAGCTGTGTGATGTCTGACATGAGTGATTTCCGTGAAGCGATAGCGGAAGCAGAGTTTGGGGTTACCCAACCTGCTTCTCAGCCTGCGCCCGCACCCGAACCAGCCGAAGACGATATCCCGCAAACATGGCAAGAAGCCGCATCTGAACTGTTCCCAGAGTTCTGGGCAATCATTTCAAGCAACGATGAAGTAAAAGCCGTCATCAAAGAAGCCTATGAAAACGATTGGGAACCAGGCGGTGTCAAGTTCACCCAAGCGTTACGAGCAACTGACTGGTATCAAACAACTACCGCAACTGCTCGCGAATGGGATTTAGGCAGTGCTCAAGATCCAGCAACGTATCAAACGTACGTCGATAATCGTGCATCTGAAATTTCTGCTAAAGCATTAACCATTGGTGTCCGATTGAGCCAAACACAGATTGCTGATCTTGCTACCCGTAGTCTTCGTCTGGGATGGAACGAAACAGTTATTGACAACATGATCGGTAAAAAAGCCGTGAGTGCTGGCGAAACAGGAGGTCTTGTTCAGGGTTTTTATGGTGATGAAATGATGAAGATTGTCACCAAGTACGGAGTAAAACCTGCCGACACAACATTCAATTCGTTTGTTCAACGTATCGCTACAGGCGAAGAAACTTTGTCTACATTTGACGACTACTTGAAACAACAAGCCAAAACAATGTACCCGGCTATTGCCGACCAGTTGGATGCCGGACGCACATTTGAAGATATTGTTTCTGGCTACAGACAGATTGCTTCTAACACGCTTGAAATAAGTCCGGATGCCATTGACTTCACCAACCCTGATTTTGCACAAGCAATCACCTATCAGCCGGACCCTTCCAGTGGAGAACAGCGCATGATGAATCTTCAGGAATGGGGAAACTATCTGCGTAACACAGAATCGTTTGGATACGAGTTCACGACAGCGGCCAGGGACAAGGCGTACCGCACGGTCGAAACCATCGCAAACATCTTCGGGAAGGTATAGCCATGTCAATGATGGGCACAGACGAACAGCTTTCTGCAAGGCGAATCATTACGGATTATCTTGATCGCTATGGGCTGGGAGGTCTTGACGACTTTGTGTACAACTTGGTCTTTAGGGAAAACGTTGTTAGCGAAGCGCAACTAAAAACAAAGATCAGGGAGACTGAAGTTTATCGCGAACGGTTCCGGGGTAACGAGGAACGTCGTGAAGCAGGATTGAATGTTTATTCAGAGGATCGCTACATTGAGTTAGAAAACCAGTACCGCTACTACCGTGGTTTATCTGGTATGCCAGAAGGGTTTTACGACAGCAACGATGACATCGCTAATTTTATTGCCAATGATGTTTCTCCTGACGAATACTATGCGCGCATCAACGAGGGCTATTCGGCTGTGCGTAATGCCGACCCCGAAGTTGTTGGCGAATTGCAACGTCTGTACGGGGTGAACGACTCAGACTTGGCGCAATTTTTCCTTGATCCTGAACGGACTCGTGAACGTTTGAAGCAACAGGCCCAGACAGCGATTATTGCTGGCGAGGCAAGACAGTCCGGTCTTGATATTGGTTTGTCTCAGGCTGAGGAATTGCAACGGCAGGGCATTACACAGGAACAGGCACAGGCAGGTTTCCAAGCGATAGAACAGTCGCAAGAATTGTTCCAAGCAACCACCGGGGAACAACAGGCTGGTATGGCTGACTTGTCGCAAGAAGAACAGATCGCCGGTGTATTCGGTACATCAGGCGCGGCGCAACAGAGGTTGCGTCAGCGTACCCGTCGCCGTCAAGCACAGTTCGAAGGCGGCGGTCGTTTCGCCGGTCAAGGCGCAGAACTCACAGGACTCCAATAACATGCTATGATTGTTCCGATGCCCACCGTGGGCAGGAACCCCGATAAGGGAGACATAGCAGCATCACTATCTGCCTCCGGGTAGTGATTGGGCAAAGGAGTGTACATATGGACAGCGACTTCGATGAAGAGCAAGAAGGCAGAAATCCGTTACGCGATCGGATGAAGCAGCTGGAAGCTGAAAACGCTGAACTGAAAGCGCAAGCAGATGCGGCCTCAAGTGCGGCACGGGAGTTGGCGTTCGTCAAAGCAGGTATTGACCCTGAGTTGCCGATCTCCAAATACTTCCTGAAAGCATACGACGGCGAGCTGACCGCTGACGCTATCCGTGAAGCAGGTATCGAGGCAGGACTTCTGAAAGACACGCAGGCCGAAAGCATCAAGCAAGAAGCCGGAACGTGGAACCGCACTAACGATATTGCGGCTGGTTCAGAAACAGAACCACAAGTCGATTTCGTTACACGCATTTCGCAAGCAAGGTCACAAGCGGAAGTCGAAAAGTTGCTGGCCGAAGCCCAAGCACAATCCGAAGTCCTCTAACACTAGAGGGCTTCCTTTCCCCGGAAGGAATTAATCCCTCATGGCACTTACCCAACAGTCATCAGTATCCGTCGATCAGGCGGCATTTGATCGGCTTGCGTACTTCGCACTCCGCTCAGAGCTTCTTTTCGACGCAGTAGCAGACGTTCAGCCGGTACAACAGGCGATGCCTGGAACCTCAGTAACGTTCACCATCTTCAACGACCTCGATGAAGCAACCTCAACCCTGACCGAAACCTCCGACGTTACCGCTGTTGCAATGGGCGACAGTCAAGTGTCGGTGACTCTCGCTGAATACGGTAACGCCGTTTCAACGACCGCAAAACTGCGTGGAACCTCGTTCCTCGACGTTGACACGGTTGCAGCGAACGTCATCGGCTACAACGCCGGTGCGTCGGTTGACAGCGTTGTCAAGGCTGTTCTCGAAGCAGGTTCAAACGTTAACTACGGAACCGGCGGTTCCAGCGACCCAACTTCACGCACCACTGTTGCAGTTGAAGACGAAATCGCTGCCGACGACCTCCGTAAGGTGACCGCCCAACTTCGTGGCGCAAACGTTCCGACGTTCAACGGAATGTACATGGGTTACATCCACCCCGATGTTTCCTATGACCTCCGTTCAGAAACCGGAGCCGCTGCGTGGCGTGACCCACACGTTTACGTTGACACCGAGATGATCTACAACGGTGAGATCGGTGCTTTTGAAGGCATCCGTTTCATTGAAACAGCACGCGCACCATTGTTCGCTAACGCATCAAACGGTTCAGGTTCAGCCGGAACCATCGATGTGTACGGAACGCTGGTCATGGGCCGTCAGGCTCTTGCAAAGGCGCACTCAATCACAGACGGCAACGGTCCTCTTCCGAAGATCGTTCGTGGTCCAATCACAGACACCCTGGAGCGTTTCCGGCCAATCGGTTGGTACTGGCTCGGTGGCTATGGCCGATTCCGTGAGGCTTCGCTTCGCCGCATCGAGTCATCGTCAAGCATCGGCGCAAACAGCTGATCTGACTCCCCTTAAGGCGTTGCCCCCTGCTTCGGCGGGGGGCTTCGCTGTTTCTGGGGTGCTATTATTTAGTGACAACTACTGGGAGTAGATAATGAGCATTTCTAATTACGCTGAAAACAAGTTGCTGGACACGCTTCGTGGTACAGCGTTCTCCGTTTCAAACGCTTACCTAAAGCTGCACACTGGTGACCCCGGTGAGGATGCGACTGCTAATGCGGCTACGGAAACGACTCGTAAGGTTGTGTCGTTTTCTGCGGCTTCGTCTGGGTCGTTGGCTTCGTCTGGCACGGTGGAGTGGACGAATGTGTCTACTACTGAGACTGTGACGCATTGGTCGTTGTGGGATGCTGCGTCGAGTGGTAACGCTTTGTGGTCTGGGGCGTTGGCTTCGTCGGCTGCGTTGACGGCTGGTGACACTTTTCAGATCACAAGCTTGACGATTACGCTTGACTGATGGCAACCAACTTTCCGACTTCTCAGGACAGCCTGACTAATCCTACGTCCAGTGACACGCTGGATTCGCCGGATCATGCGGCACAGCATACGAATGTAAATGATGCTGTTGAGGCTATCGAGTTGGCGTTGTTGGATGGTGCCCCTTTGTACATTGATGACGCTAATGAGCGTGTCGGTATTGGTACGACCAGCCCCGTTGTTCAACTGCACTTGATGGGAGATGACGACCGTGAGGCACTGCGTCTTTCGGGTAACGGTCCTGGGTCAACGAATCAAGGCTCAGTGTTTATGGGTTTCCATCATTGGAATTCAGGGACACACCCGTCTGCTCGCATCGGTGTCATTGAAACTGACGTTGCTGATTATGACGGATTCTTGGTATTTCAGACTCGGAATTCTGACTCTGACGTTGTTCCTTCTACTCGTATGGTGATTAGCGAATCTGGCAGCGTTGGCATCGGGACGGATGATCCACAGCGACTACTTGATATTAGAGGTGCGTCATCCCCTGAGATTCGTTTCCAGTCAACAGATAGCAGTGACCCGTTTATCTATTTCGGGGATCAGGATGACGCTGTTCGTGGCGGTATCGGTTTTGACATTTCAAGAAACGATATGTTGTTTCGTGGATACAACAACAGCCTCCGTATGACGATTGACGATACAGGGCATATTGGTATTGGCACACAGGATCCTAACGATCTTTTGGATGTTGGCGATTCAAGCGAGGCTGGCTCTTTCAGGGTTCACGCTAGTGGCGGTTCAGAATCGTTCCGTGTTGTAACAACTGTTGTTCGTTCCACGAACATTGTGAATTTGACAACCAGTTCGTCTGCAAACATGTTTATCAACACAAGCAACAATTCGATACATCGGTCTACGTCATCAGCGAAATACAAGAGCAACATTGAAACGTTGGAAGACGAGTACGCCGATCTGATTTTCAAACTGCGACCAGTTTGGTACAGGTCCGCAACAGGTAACGATCCTGAAGGATATTCCTACTACGGTTTAATCGCTGAAGAAGTCGCAGAAATCGAACCCCGTCTAGTCCACTTTGGTCCTGACCCAGACTACGAAGGTACAGAAGACGAGGACGGACACATTGAATACCCGCAGTCGGTTTTAACGGAACCTGAGTCCGTCGAGTACGACCGCATTGTTCCGCATCTAATTAATGTGGTTCAACGTCAGAAAACTCAGATTGATGCGCTAGAGGCTCGTATCGCCGCACTGGAGTCGTAAGCGATGGCCCGCCAATACAACGACAGCGGGTTTACCTACAATGCTGCGAACCTCACCTACAACGGAGCGCAAATCCATGCCCGCACTGCTACGGGATCAGGTACAGGCGGCTCGTCAGCAAGCGGCAACGGTTTCACTACTGTCAGTCGTACTGCGACAGGTTCCGGCGCAGGCACTCAAACGGCTACCGGGCTACATAAACACCTGCGTACCGCAACCGGGTCCGGCACGGGCGGCTCGCTCAACGCAATCGTCCACAAACAACTTCGGACAGCCACCGGCTCAGGTGGCGCAACCACAGGCGACACCGCCACAGGACTACACACCCAAATCCGTACAGCAACAGGATCAGGAACGGGCGGCTCATCAGCCACCGGCCTCCACAAACATCTACGGGCAGCAACAGGTTCAGGCACCGGAGCATCAAGCGCAACCGGACTACGAAAAGTTCTACGCACCGCAACCGGATCAGGCGCAGGTAGCCAAACAGCGACCGGCCTACAAAAACATTTACGCACCGCAACCGGATCAGGCGCAGGCACTCAAAGTGCAATCGGAGCCAAAGTGTCAAAACGTGCAGCCACCGGGTCAGGCACCGGGGCAGACATCGCAGCCACCTTTACCAAGAGTTTTATTTTCCGGCCACCCGCAGAAGCCGACTACCCGATGTCCAGTTACTACGATCAAACAGCAGCAGGCCGACTGTTTTCCTTCATGGAACCCGGCAAACGCCGACTCAACCTGTACAAACTTACCGACGGCACATTCACCTCGGTAGACCCACGCGACGACAGCCGTGTCTCCAAAATCTACTTTGGAGGCCACAACAACTTCGTGACCGCAGAAGAAAAAACCGACCTAGTAGCCGCAGGATACGAGGTGACCTAATGGCAACATTCATACCACCAACAGATTTACTGCATAACTTTTCAGATTTCGACATAGAGATCCCGTTTACAGAGGAGCAACGTTTGGCGTACAACCTTCTTCGCCATTTCCAAGCAAACCCTCGTGGACGCAACATATACAAACTCAGCGACGGCACTTACGTTGACAATGAACCGTCAGATATGTCAACAATCGTTATTACTTATCACGGTGGTCACGAACACGAAGTATCTGCTGACGAAGCATCAAATCTCACTGCGGCAGGGTACGGGAGTTATATTTCATAGTTATGAAACATCGTGAAGTACATCCAACGCTTGATGTCGAAGGCTGTTTTGGTTGCAGGATCGCAGGCGTGTCATTCGCTGCATCATCTATGCCGTCCAGAAAACAGGACAACAACCGCATCGAGGCCACAGAACGACAGTGGTCAAAGGACATGGATGCCTATAAACGCCTGAAACAGGACGGTTTACAGCCAGCACAAATTGATGGCGCAGCGAACATCGAGAAAAAAGCAGACCATTCTTCACAGGTTGTGACCGGAATTCTGTAGTACAATTTTGGCATGGCTGTGTATCAAGGCAAAACCGTTGAGTTGAACTCGCCTCGCCGTATCCGTAAAGGTGAACCAGGGTACGGTCGTAAGAAGTCTTTGGTGTATGTCAAAGATGGCTCGAAAGTAAAGAAAGTTATGTTTGGCGACCCGAACATGAAGATCAAGAAACAAGATCCTGCTCGCAAAAAGTCGTTTGATGCTCGTCATAACTGTGACAATCCTGGTCCAAAAACCAAAGCCCGTTACTGGAGTTGTGAAGCATGGTAGCGAAGAAGTCAAAATCCCGTGTCAATGAGGCCGGGAACTACACGAAGCCTGCGATGCGGAAACGTATGTTTAACGAGATCAAGGCTGGTGGTAAGGGCGGTAGGCCCGGTCAGTGGTCTGCGCGTAAAGCTCAGATGTTAGCGAAGCGGTACAAGGCCGCTGGTGGAGGATACAAAAACTGATGGCTAAATCAACCAAGCATTATTTTCGAGATGGCAAACCGTACAACGGCAAAGTTCACAAAATGGCAAACGGTGATCTCCATACCGGAGCTTCTCATACAGCATCAAGTAAGCGTGTTTACCATTACGGTGGCTTGAGCAAGACAGCGCAAGCGAAGGCTCGCAAGAGCAGAGGCAAGTAATGGCTAAGTCCAAGTCACAAAAGTCTTTGGACAAGTGGACTAAACAAGATTGGACTACACCGTCTGGCCGTCCATCAACGCAAGGTTCAAAAGCTTCAGGTGAGGTTTATGCACCAAAGAAAAAAATTGACGAGCTGAAAAAAACAGCGGCAGGTCGTCGCAAGTTGGCGGCGGCTACAGCCAAAAAACGCAAAGCAACAAAGTCCGGCAAGCAGTACGCTTCGCACGGCTTACATAAGAAGAGGAAATGACATGGCGCATTACGGTGGCGTTCACATGAAGAAAAAAGGCGGCAAGTCCGCTCAGTCAAATAAACCCGGCGATAGGTCGTTCGGTCCTGCGCTGTCAACAGCCGAATCAAAAATGAAGATGGGAAGGAAACGATGATGGCATACGGAAAAAAGAAGCCCGCTGGTTCATACGGCATGCAGCCCAAGAAAAAAAGAAAGCGTACGGATAAGAAGAAGAAGTGACTACAGCAGGTCAACTCATTGACCGTGTTGCTGGCGAACTGTTGGCAGGAACGGTAGAAGAACGTAACAGGGTTGCGGCGGGTATCGACGCGTCCACAACCACCGTCACGTTTGAATTTGCCCTGTCTGGTCTACGCGAAGGCACAGTATTCGAGATCGGTTCAGAACAGTTCTATGTGTGGACAGTCAACTCTTCTGCGAAATCCGCTGTCGTGCAGCGTGGCTTCAATGGCACTACGGCTGCTTCGCACTCTGCTGCTGACATCGTGACTGTCAACCCTCGATTCCCACGGGCACGGGTGTTGCAGCAGTTAAACGCCGATCTTGCTGACTTGTCTTCGCCTCTTAACGGTTTGTTCCAAGTCAAAACTGTCGATATTGCGTACAACGGTAGTGACCGTATGGTCAACATCACGGGCGCAACCGACATCCTCAACCTGATTGATGTGCGCTACCGCTATCTGTCAGACGACTACCCCATCATCCGTGACACCCGCCTACTGTCAGATATGCCAACCTCAGACTTTGCGTCCGGCTATGTGCTTGCGTTTGACACCCTTGTCCGTGCAGGCACAGTGCGTGTGATCTACCGGGCACCGTACGGGCAGTTCAGCAGCGAATCAGACACTATTAGCACTGTTGGAGGCTCCGACTTCCTTGATGATGTGCTTGCGTTGGGCGCACAAATCCGTTTGATGGCTGGTCGTGAAATTAAACGCAACTTTACAGAGTCGCAGGGCGACACCCGTCGGGCTGACGAAGTGCCGTCAGGCGCAGTAGCCAACTCAATGTTGCAGCTGCAACGTTTACGTCGTGATCGCGTCATTGCTGAAGCTGCACGTTTGAACCGCCAGTACCCGCTGCGTATCCGAAAGTAGGCAGCGATGTCGCTGATTACCTACACCACAGCGTTCACGGGTGGACCGTCGTTCTTTACTGGTATTTCTGGCGCATCAGAGCTGGTGCCCCACATTTTCCCAGTGTCGATTGATGGTCGTCCGTACCTTTTAGACACTGCCTCTGGGCGGTATGCCCGCACATTTGAGGCACGGTTGCGTGACTCTGTTGACCAAGCGGAGATACCTGGCGAAACCTCTATCAACCCGCAGGGTTTGTGGAGGCGTGGTCAGACATCTTGGCATTTCGGTTTTAACCAGAAGTACGGTGACCTCCCCGACAGCAACGTGCAACGCTTCAACGATTCGTTAGGTGTCGATGTGTGGACTGAAGGCCAACTCACGCTGCTTGACGATACGAAAGTGTCGTTGTCAACCAGTGGCACAAACTTGTTTTTGGCTGTCGTCGGTGACGAGCTGTTTTGCAGTGACGGTTCAAACATCAAGTATTCCACCGATCCTTTTGCCTCTTCGCCAACATGGACAACAATCACCGGCACGGGTGCTGTCCGAGATTTACAAACTATTGGTGATGACGCATACGTCGTCTTCGCTGGCACAGGTTCAACGCAGGGCATCAACAAAATAGACGGTGGAACACACGCCCTACAAGGCACTTCGCAAGCGTACGGGGTCGAGTTCGGTGCTATCGGTTATGCCAAAGGACGACTGATTGCTGGTGGACATGACTCGGCAAAACTGTGGTTTGATCCCTCAGGTAGCAACCCGACAGCCGATTTTACGCACCCCGACAGCAAGTTCCGATGGACGGGCTTTGCTTCTGGACAAAACGCAATTTACTGTGCAGGTTTTTCCGGTCAAACATCAATGGTGTACAAAATTACTTTGAAGGCTGACGGAACTCTTGATACCCCTGTAGTCGCTGCCGAGCTTCCCGTTGGTGAAGAAATCAAATCGCTTTCTTCTTATCTGGGTTTTATCATCATCGGCACCAACGAAGGTTTCCGCTATGCGTCACCTGACTCAGATGCAAGTCTTGTAGTCGGGCAAACAGTCTCACTACCAAACCCAGTTCTTACCGCTGACGGCCACCAAGAATACATTTGGGTTGGTTTTACTAATTACACCTCAGCAAAAACTGGACTTGGCCGGATAGACCTTTCGCACTTCGTTGACGCAAACGTACCTGCATCCGCACCTGATCTCATGTACACCGGGCAGGGCGAAGTGCAGAGCGTCACAACTTTGAGTTCTAAGCAGGTGTTCACGGTTTCGGGTGTCGGTGTTGTCGTGCAAGACACAGCCAACCTAGTGTCAGAAGGGTTCTGTGAGACAGGGACATGGCGTTGGGGTATCGCAGACCCCAAATTCTTGGCGTTTTTTGACCTTGAGTACGAGTCGTTAAACGGCGAGATTGATGTCAATTACGGATATGACGGCGCAGCTTACGCAGTGTTGGGTTCTGCGGTCAGTCAAGCATCTACGTCTAAAACTATGACGGGGCCGGACACACAGTTCCGTGAAGCCAAAATCAAACTGACCTTGAAACGAGACAGCTCAACGACAACAGAAGGCCCGGTGTTGAACCGTTGGCAGGCACGAGCTGTGCCAACACCTTCACGATCCGAGCTGTTCCAAGTACCTATTCTGTTGCATCAGCGCATTAACCGTTTTAACCGTGAATACCATGTAGATGTCAATTTCGAATTGGAAAAACTGCGTGATTTGATACACAACCCTCGCGTTATCAATTACCAGGAAGGCACGGAGGTCTACAGATGTATTGCGGAAAGTGTAGAATGGACACCTGTAGACCAACCAAATGACGATTTTATATTTGATGGGACTGCGACGGTGACGTTGCGCTCCCTTGTGGAGTAACAATGGCTAAAACACGCAGAGGATACACAGGTGGTGCGGTCTCAACGACGACGACCTCATCGATTGCTGCATCCGGCACAACTTCGTTTACCGTTTCGGCAGCTACAGGCTGGCCGTACGGATCAGAGCCGTACCATGTTGTGTTGTCTCCTGGTACTGCGTCTGAAGAAAAGGTGTTGGTAACCCGTACAGGTTCTAGCGACACAACAATCAACATCGCTTCCAATTCGGAGCGTGGTCAAGATGGCACCTCGGCGGTGTCGCATGACTCTGGTGCAACGGTGTTTCCTGTGTTTACGTCAGTTGATGCAGATGAAGCCAACGAGTTGGCGTCTACATGGACAACGAAAGGCGACATTGTTGCACACGGTTCCTCGACGTTTACTCGTTTAGCGGTTGGTACTAATGAGCATGTTTTGAAGGCCGATTCTTCGACCGCTACGGGGTTGGCGTACGGACAGGTTGCTACTGCTGGTATTGCTGCTGACGCAGTTGATGGAACAAAGATTGCCGACGACTCAATTAACTCCGAGCACTACGTTGACGGATCTATTGACACGGCCCATATTGCTGACCTGCAAGTTACAACAGCAAAAATTGCTGCCGACGCAGTTGACGGGACAAAAATTGCTGATGACTCAATTAACTCTGAGCATTACGTTGACGGTTCTATCGATACGGCGCATTTGGCTGATGATGCGGTGACCGCCGCAAAGATCGCTACGGGTGCTGTTGGTGCTGATGCGCTTGCGGCAACTGCGGTTACTGCGGCTACATATGGTGATGCCGATTCCGTGGGTCAGTTCACGGTTGATGCTGATGGCCGTCTGACTGCTGCTGCCAACGTTGACATCGTTGTTCCTACTTCTGGTATTGCTGATGATGCAGTCACACAGGCCAAAATTGCGACTGGTGCTGTCGGGACAACGGAGTTGGGTGCCGATGCAGTAAATGGTGACAAGATTGCTGACGACGCAGTGGCGTCTGAGCATATTGCGGACAATGCAGTGGCGTTGAGCACTCAAACAACCGGCAACTATGTTGCAACTGTTTCAGCTAGCGATCCTTTGGTGGTGTCTGGTGTTGGCAGCGAAGGCGCAACAGCGGCTCTAACAATGAAAGTTGCTTACGGAAAAGACACTAAGACCACAAACGCAACAGGTTTTGCCACGTTAGGAAGTAGCGATCACGGTTTGTCTTCGAGCAACCTGACAAACGCTGCCATATTTATCACGCCACGAGCGGAGCAGTCAGACGACAGCGATGTGCTCTTGCAAACAACGGTCACGAGTGTCAGTGGGACCGACATCACCTTCCGTGTATACGAGTTCGACGGCGGGGCTTCGTCAAATTCGTCAGCAGAGATAAGTAGCGTGCAGTCTGCTTCGGTGGACATTTCATTCTTGATTATGTACACCTAAGTAAATAAAGGACTTGTGATGGCAAAGCGTAGATACACCGGATACGACAAGGTTGCAAAGCGCAAGAAGGCTGGCTTGGAAAAGTTGGTTGACCTGCTTGAAGCCGAGTTTGGTTTGTGGAATCTGGGAACTCTTGTAGTCAGAAAAAAGCGCGGTAAGTCCACTTACAGTGTGCACTCGACGGGTCGTG